ATGGTGGCCTCAGAGATCGGCGCGAACACCTCCGGTTGAGAAGCGATGCGAAACCCACCCGCGTCCACCGGGTAGATGTGGCACATCAAGTGCTCGGATAGCCCCGACCACTTGCTTCCGAGCGATGCAGCCACGGACTTACATCCCCACCGAGCGGCGAACCTTCATGCTCTTCTTGCGAGCCATGTTGGCCTTGGCCCCGTGAGACTTCGTCTGCATCTTGCGGGTTGCCGCCCGCTGCGCCGGCGTTCGATGCACCGTGCCGCTGATGCGCTTGCGCACCGTGACCTTCTTGCCATGCTTGATGGCTATTTTTTTGCCGTAAGCCGCATCAAACGCGGACAACGTCACATTCGGGTCGCCAAAAGCAAAGTCGTCCATGTCGCCCAGCGATTCATCTTCACCGCTGGGCAAGGAATCCACCAAGACGCTGATGATGCGCTCGCCGGCGGCGTTGGCCTCGTCCGGGTCGTCGCTGTTGAACATAGTGTCCAAGTCATCCTCAGAGATGCCTTTGTCCACCATGTAATCCCAGGCCGCTCGGGCGGCGTCCAAGTAGATGGCTTGTTCGTTTTCGTCAAGCTCGCCGGATTGATCGGCATCGGCAATGCCAATCAGCATGGCCACCAGGCGGTCGCAAGCGCCCTCGCCTGCACCCAGCGGAGGGGATTCCTCAGCATCAGCCCACACCTGCACAGCGCTGGCGGCTTGCACGCGGATGTTTTGCTGCGCGTACGTCGCGGCGGCGGCGTTGACCGTCGCGCCATCCAAAGCGGGTTTGCCAGTTGGCCCGCAGCCGTCGAGGGAGGGGCGCCCGGTGCCAGATCCGGAAGCGGAAGTGGCTTGAAGTGCTTGAGCAATCGCTCGGTATTGCGGTGTCGTCATCGTTGTCCTCCTTGCGCCGGGTCTCAGCGCAAAACTTGGGTGATCTCGGAGCGGCGGTTGCAGCCGTCGTAGTGCAGCCAGTACGTGATGTGTACGGTGTCAACCGCATCTTGCGCTTGTGTGGTGACGCTGTACTCGTAAGGCGGGATGTCTTGGCCTTCGATGTCCGTGCCAACCGTCAGCCAGCCTGACGATGTCGCGCGAGAGAAAATGGCCTCAAGCTGTCGCTCGACAAAGCGCTTCTTTTCGGCTTGGGGGAGGAAGCGGGTTTCTTGATCCAGGCGCACCACCATTTCGTCGATGTGTGACGCCATTTCCGCCACCGAGATGAGCTTGCGCCAGCTGGTGGTGCTGTTTGCCGCTGTCAAGCAATCGGCGAACACGATGAGCGTGCCATCGGCGTAGGCCTCGGGCAACACTGGGTTGATCTTGGATTTGGCCAAGTCAGAGCGCACGTCATCCCAGCTGGTGGTAGGCGTGAAAATCAGGCTCGCCAGCGTGCGACCCAGCGGGTAGTCATGCCCGGCTACCGGATGGTTTTTGGCAGCAAACCCGTACGCATTGGTTACGGCATTGCGGGCGCAGCGCTGCCCGGCTTGGTTGCCGCTGGTGCCAAAAACGGCCATGCCGCCGTTCAGCGGGTCTAAAGCCTTGGTGGGCGCCCAGTAAAACTGGGGATACCAATCGTGGCCGCCGTTGCCTACATCAAACTGCTGCACCCATGCAATCGCTGCGGCGGCATTCAGCGTGCCTGGCACATCCACAATGAGCTGGCGGTTGCGTTGGTAAGACAGCTCGATAAGGTTGCTGATAAAGCTCACCGAGGTGCAGCCGGCCGTAATCATGTAGCCGTAGGGATCCCAGGTGTTGGCCAAAGCCTCGTAGGCTTTGATGTAGGGGTCGCTTACCGTGCCGCCGTACTCCGGATCGCTTTCGATGAAGTACATCATCAGCCCCGATGTGGCCCATTTCAGCGCGCCGGCGGCTTTGCCGTACCCGTCGTCGGTGGACGAGATCGCCGCCCCGGTTTTGATGCTCCACTTGAGCACGTCACCCAGAAAGCGCTCACTCACATCCGGCAGGTACAAGCTCAGCCCCGAATCGTCCGTCGCTGTGGGGTCGAGTGACCCGGTGATGCTGTGAATTTCGATGTTGTCGGCATCGATCACTTTGACGGTGATCGTCTTGGCGGGCGAGCTGGAAGTGCTGCCCACGGCATCGGCATGCACTTTGATGCGAATGCCATCCGAATGGCAAAGCATGTGCTGCACGGCAAAGGTGTAGTCATCGCCAGCCGCAGGCGCAGTCGCCGACAGCGTGAACGTTGACGTGGCGCCGCTGCCAAACACGATCCAGCTAAGGGATTGCGAGCCATCCACCAGGCGTTGCACCACCAGGCTGTTGGCCCCCTTGCGCAAGCATTCGTAGGCAATCACCATGGCCTCGTTGGCCGAGGCAGCAGCAATACTTCCAGGCTTGCCCAGTTTGAGCCGAAAGTCGCTCTTGCGCACCACAAAGGGCTTGTCGATGCGCCCGCGCCGGGCGCTTAAAGCCAGTGCGACGACTTGATCCCAAGTGCCCAGATTGCCAGTCTGCGAAGACTGGTCTTGCAAGGGGTTCAGCTGGGTGCCTGCTTGGCTGCCCAGTTGGCGTACAAAGCTCATTGGCCAACTCCTTTCTTGGGTCGTTTGGCGGCGGGTGCGGCTTCAGCAGCCGCCGGCGCGTCTTGCGGGAGGGGTGTCGCTTGGAGAACCGTCATGGGGTAAATCTCGTCAAGCTCCCGGCCGTGAAGACGCGCCTGAGCGCCAACTTTTTTGACAAAGATGGCGAGTTCAGCCTGCGTTGCAAAACTGACCTGTGCGTTGCTGTAGGGCGCCACACCGATGCGGGCGCCGGTACGGCACAACGTCATCGGGGTGTTGTTTTGCACCTCGATGACAACCGGAAACGATGCGGCCTCTTGTTCGCACAAGAGCGCCGCCACAGTGGGCGTGTCACTCATGGGGGCCGATCAGGTGTTCACCAGGCCGGTGACCTTGATGTAGCCCACGCCCTGGCGGAACAACTCGTGCTTGTTCAGCTCGGTGGCCGACTTGCCCCACAACAGGCTGCGCACATCGTTGCCGCTTTGAGATGCCAGCGGCGTCAGGGTTGCGGCCACCGGATCAGCAACGATGATCGTGCTGCGCGCAGTCGACGTGCCACGGCCGATGGTGAGCACTTCGGTGGTGCCGGCGGCGTCATCGTTGTCTAGCACGCCCTGGGTAGCCAAGTCCTTGGGGATCCAGTAGACATCGATGCCCTGATTGGTCAGGCGACCCATCCGGAAAATGCCCGGCGCCTTGGGAATACCCGATGGCTGGAAGTGGGTCGCGGGCAGCGCCTCGATGTACTGTGCCAGCAGGCCCGTGCAGTAGATGGTGTCGATACCGTGATCCTGCGTGGCCGCCGCCATATTGGCGGATTGGCTGGAGAGCACTGGCAGGAAATCCAACATCACATGAGCGATGTTGAGCTGCTGCTCACGCACCTGCCAATTCATATCCCAAGTGTCGGAGAGCTTGGTGGATGCCTTAGCCACCGACTTAAGCCGCTTGAGCGCCATCATGTAGCGCTCAGCCAGCACTTTGGAGCGGCCAAACATGTTGGCCGCGCTGAACAGGTCAGTACCCGTTTCAGCCTGGGCTTGCTGCATCGCCACCATTGAGCCGATCACATGCGCCATATAGGGTTTGGCCACGTAATCATGCACGTCGAACTGCGAACCCACCACCGGTAGCATGTCCGCGTGGCCTTCGTAGTCGGCGTAGCCCACCAGCTCGATGAGCGTGCCGGCCGGCAAAGCCGTGTCAAAGCGCACCGAGTAAGCGCCCGTCAAAGCGTTCACGGTAGATGCCGTGAGGGTGTGGGTCGCGTTGGCCGCATCAACGTAGTAGCCCACCAGCGTCGCTTGCCCCGCACCATTACCGCGGTTCATGGCGCTGCCAAACGCTGCGTTGGTAGGCTCCACACCAACGGTCAAGCCGTTGACGCGCACCTCGGTCAGGCCAGCCATCAGCGGCAGCGCCGTGGAGCCATTTGTTTTGGTTCGGAACGTGCCCGTGAAAGCGGTCGCGCCGCCACCGTTGGTGGATAGCGTGATGATGCGCTCGCTCATGATGTAGGGCTTGAAGCCGTACAGGCCGTCGATCACATCCTTGTTCGCGTATTCCGCCCAGTCGCTGCCGGCAATGCCGCGCACAACCCCCAGGCGGAAGTTGCTCATGCCGCCCGCATCCGCCGCAGCCGGCGCGCGGCCAGCAAACGGGATTTCCTCACCCAGCAGCTGCATCACCGCCGTCGTCACCGGGCCGGCGGTCAGCGCGTAGGTGTTGGACTGACTCGCGCTGCTGGCGCCCACATCGTCAAACACATGGCGGCGGCCGAAGTGCTGGCACTTCTGGCTATAAGCGTCGCTCATGCCCTTGACGCTGGCCAAGATGCCGGCCAGCGTGTCGGCGCTGGCTTCGCGGCCATGCTTGCTCTTGTAGGCCGCCAGCCCTTGTGCAACAGAATCCAACGCAATGCCGCGCTGGAGCTTGGGAACCAAGCCCAAGAAATCGGACAGCGGCTTTGGCAAGCCATTCGCGCCGGCGACATTGGCCTTCTCGCCAATAGCGGCGTCAAGGGCTGCTTCAAGCTCTTGTGAATTTTTGCCGCCAACGCTCAGCATTTCGCCCGGCTTGACGCTATCAAAAATGGCGCGGGTGACCACCACGCCTTCGGCTTCCAACAGGCCGTCTTCGGTTTCGCTGCTCATCTCGTTCCTTTTGGCGCTTTTCGCCGCTGGCGCGGCGCGAGGCCGCTGTAAATCCTGAAGGGGAGTTTTGGGCAGCGAATTAGCCCGGCGCCGGTGGATTACCGACTGCGGAACTTGGCCCGCTAGGCACCTGCTCAAGCGGGATGCCCTTCAGCTGCGCCAGCTCTTGGCGGGCCTCGCCAATGGCTGCATCGACTTCGGCAATTTGCCTAACGAGTTCCGCTTCCATGTTCGGGGCGGCAGTTTTGATGCCTTCCGGTGGCTTCATCTTTAGCGCGGCTTGGCGCTTTTGGAATGCGGCGCGGCCGGTATCGAGCTTGCCGACCAGCTCTTGCGCCGCCTTTGTCGGGTCATCCTGCGCAGCAATGGGCGCTAGCTTGCCGTTGATCTGCACTTGGCCGATGTCTCCGGACTCCTTGACCCGTAGCGTGAGCACCTGCCCATCCGCCAGGTTGATCGTGGCGTCGCGGTACTTAACCGAGCTGGCGCGCTTGGTTTTGCCGTCACTGGTCGCATCCACCACTTGCATGCCCGCGCGGGTGAGCATCGTCACCACGCGGCGCAGCGCCTTGGCCGGGTTGGTGGCCAGGCCTTCAAAGTCGATCAAGAGCGTGTTCATGCCCAGCACTGTGCGCAGTCCGGCGCGGCGAGGGGAGGCCGATTACCGTGCCGGCCTACACGCCGGCGCACAAATTTTTAAGCCAAAGCCAAAAAAACAGCTTGCCACTTTTTGATTTATGTGCATAATTCAAAACATCGCAGCAAGCGACACCGTACCGAGCGGCTTCTCGGCCCCCCCCCACCACCGAGGACTCATCATGAAAATCGTCATCCAGATCGCCGACATCGTCACAACGGCAGCGTTTGCTCGAGTCGAGCAAGCCGCCGCTGCAACGCTCCTCAACCACGCATCGTTCAACGGGGACGAAATTTCTGTGGAGTGGGGGGATTGCATCTGCATTGCGGAGGGTGACGATCACCGCGAAGCACCCGCTCTGTATCAGCTGGTGCAAGACGTTGTGTCCGGTGGGTCGTTTGATCGCAACGGCCCGTATATCGAGGTTCCCTACGCCGGCGGCGGGGTTTATTTAGCTCAAGCTGAGGCGTAACGCCACCCACGCAAAAGCTCGCACGCAGCGAGCTTTTCTTGCCGCACCACGGAGATTCCGCAATGCCCATCATATTTTTAAGCGGCCTAGCCCAAGAAAAAAACTTTGCTTTCGCACTGCTTGAATCTGTAGATGACTTAGACGGCTCGCCTTCCGAAGGCGCCTGCCGAATTGGGTTTGCCCGCGATCTAGTTGCGCAATTTGTGCGTCGACATGATCTTGACGGGGCCGACCAGGAAAGCATTACTCAAGCGCTGCTGAGGCCTCAAGGCCTACAGATCCCCGGCTGCCGAAGTGCAAAGCTGCGACGGGCAGAAGAAGTCGTTGCTCACGAATTTGCAACTTTGGCAGACATGGAAAGCCTGCTCGTCTACTACAAAAACAACGACGTTTACCGGGACATGCTGAGCACAATGCCGCAGCACATCAGTAATGGCGCCGGCGGATCAGTTCCGAACGAGGCGTATTACGTCGCGCAAATGCGCGTCATGCGCGCGGTGGCCGGGTGCAGTGACCGTGGCGACTTGCACGGGATGCTGGACTTCTTGGCAGAAGACTGCCCCAGCGAGTACACACCCGCCGTGGTTGCCGCGATCTCCGCGCAAATTGATGAGGCGGATTGGCCAAAATAACCCACCCCAAAGACATGCCAAGCACCAAGTTAAAAAAAGACGGCACACCAAAATCTAGTGGCGGCGCCAACCGTGGTCAGGGCCGTAAGCCGGCGGATGGCATTCCAAACAAGGAACAGCACAAGGCGCTAATTGATCCGGAGCTGTACGAGTACGCCAAAAAACTGGGCAAGGGTGTTTTGAGCGCCGGAATTACGCGGGCGCTACTGCACGCAAAAGACAGTGGGTTGAGCTGATGCCGTTAGGGTATTACGCCACCAGACGGCCCGGCTGGCGTGTTGTGCGCGTGGGATGAGCCAACACTCACCCCGAGGTGCTTAATGTCCCCTCCGGTTGCGGATAGGCCAAGCATCAGCGTCAGCAGCTTTTGCAGGGTGACGGGGCCGCTGAACGTGGCCTCCCCCTTGAACTCAAAGTTCGGCGCTTCAAATACCAATTTTGTGCCGGCTTTGATGGTCATCGTGCCGTCCTTGGCTGATAGAGCCATGTCCGTGTCGGCCACGAGTTCGATTTTCTGCTGCGCAATGTGGCGCGTGCCTACCGCGTTGCCCTGCTGCGGGCAGCGGTAGCCGGTGATGATGGGGTACTTGGGGTTACCGCCCACAAAGTCCAGCCACACCAGAGCGCCGGGCTTGAGCTGGCGGTCGGTTTCGCGGCTGTCGTCGCCGACCGGGTAGCAAATATCCGCTTCCGGCAGCTGCTGCGCGCCGTCGGTCAAGCCAGGGATTTGCACGCGCACCACGCGGGTGGCGGCATCTACGCTGTCGATGATGCCGGGAGTCCAGCTCCCCAAACTAGCTCTGCTCATTGCTCACGTCTTGATCTGGCCCAGCCACAGGCGGGTTTGTTGATTGGAGCCGCCGCCGTCCGCGTTGTTTTCCCAGAGGTGGGCGGCTGTAACGATGAGATGCTGACTTCCCGCCAGCGACACCACTTGCCCCGCGCGCAAAGCGCCCGACCACTGCGCGTCTAGGCAACGCCGCACCGCCAACCACCGCCCCCAGTTGGTCAACACTCGCAGGGGCTGGCGCGGCAAGAAGGCGGCTCGGTGCGCTTGGGTAGCGCCCGGCGCTTGGATGACGGCGCCGCGCGGATCGCACGAATACGCCGAGATGGTCTCGAACTGCTCCAGCCAGTTGGATTCGATGACTTGGCCAGCATCGGAGTCCAGCGCATGCGCGGCCTTTTGGGCAAGCAAATCGGGGATGCGCTTGAAGTGCATCCTCGCGTCTTGCCACACAGGGCTGGCGAACTCTTCGGCCATCAACTCAGCAAGGGCGTAGGTGGCCAAGTGGCCCTTGGGCACAAACATGCGCTGAATCGGCACATCGGTGCCCATGCGCGCCGTGGTGCCGCAAGAGCGGTAACACTCCACCATGCCCACGCCTTGTTTGACAACGGCCTTTTGCTGCGCCCACATCAGCGCCTGCATGCCATCGAGCACCCCAATGATTTGGCGCAGCTGCATGGACTCACCGTTTTGAGCCGCAGCGCTGGGGGGTTGATGCACTACCTTGATGATCCGGTAGAGGTCAAAGTCCGTGCCGGCCCGCAGCTTGCCGCCTTCAACCAGCAAATTTTGGGTGCTGGTATCTACGCGGATGGTGGCTTCCAGGGTGGAGGGCACCGGCGCCAGATCAAACCGCTGCACGATGCGCATCACCATGTCGCCGCGCAATGCAGCGCCGTCCTCGGTGGCCAGCATCATGATCAGTAGCCGTCCGGGAAGCCCACAGAGAACGGAGCGGCGCTAAATGCTTTGTTGGGCAATTCCTGTCGCATAGCCTCAATGGCCTGGGCGCATTCGGATGAGCTGCGCGGCGGAGATGGCATCCCCAGGCCGGCGCAGGACTCCAGCCGCATCGCGTTGCCGTACTCCACCAGCAGGGAAAACATCGGCCCGATGACGCCCCACTCGCTTGGCGACACATCGGTTTCCGCCGTCACGCCGTCCAAAGTGCCATTCCATGCAGGGTCTTCCAGCAGGCACCAGCCAGCCATCTCCTGGACTGCCGAAACTGCGCAGTTACGCACTTCGTGAGCATCCAAATAAAGCCCGCCGGTGGTGTGCCTTGCAAGAAGCTGGTTGGCGTATTCGCGGATCTTCATCGCTTACACGAGCAGTGGCGGAACGCTTGCGCCAAAGTAGTTGAACCAAATCGTGCCCGACGGAGTGACGATTTGGGTGCGGTTTTCAGCATCCGCGTCGAAGTTGTCCAACTTGAAAAAAGCCCCCACGATTTTCCAGCCGCCCCGGTGAGCATCTATGGTGCCGTCATAAATCGTGGCGTCAAAGTAGCCGCCTTGAGCGACCACCCAGTTCACAAAGTTGCGCACTACATCGCTGGTGGTCTCCATGAGGGTGATGCCGCCGGTAAAGCGGGTATCTGGCGGGGTGGCGACGTACGTCGCCCCGCCGCCAGGGACGGCCACTTCGGCAGCTTCGCCGCTCGGGCTGAGGAACGGCACCGGGAACTGCTTGAAGGCCAAGTACATGGCCTCCAGCCCGGCGGGAACCAGGGTGTAGGTGCTGGCGTTGCGCTTGTGGCCGGTGGCGGCTTGCAGCGCAAACTGCTGCTGTTGTAGGGCGGGCGAGGCAATGATGGGCATGGGCAACCTTTAGCTGTTGAGCGTTGCCCTGAGCTTTGAGCGGTTTGGCTGCCCGGCCCGCTGGAATTACCGCGCCCGCATTACAGGGAGCGCCACCCGATTCCCCCGGATGCAACGTGCGCAATACCCCTATCCGGCACGTTTTGCCCAATCGGAGCGCTAGCGGGTGGCACCACGATGGTGGGCGCTGCCGTGCCGTTGATGCGCTGGGGCGTGGAGGCAGGCTCTTGAGGCGGGGGCACCGCCACCGCAGCCGCAGGACGAACCGCCGGAACACTCAGCGCCGGGATATTGGGGGTTGCCGGCGCTAACGGCGCGCTGGCACCAGTGGCGGCACCCACCTTCTTCAAAAGCACCGCCTGTTCTTGGATTGCTCTGCGGGCTGTAGAGGCCTGAATATTGGGAGGGGAGGAGCGGAATAACTCTGCGTTGTGGGTCAACTTGTAGTTTTGGACGGCGGTCACGATGTCCGCATCCGACATGCTGGGCAAGCTGCGGCCACTCAGCGCGTTTTTGATGAGCGCAAACGCCCCCTTAGCGTTATTTGGCCCACCGGGGCCAAACTGCGTAGCGGTGGAAAACAGCATTTCCTGTACAGCTCTGCCGCGCCCGCTTAAATCCAGCCCTGCGGCCTTGAGCGCATCGCTGGCTGGGATGACGTTGTTTTTGCGCAGGAAATCGAGCTGGGCAAACTGAAAATCTGCTGGCTCGCGTGCTTGAACCTCCTGCCACTTCTTTTTGAAATCAGGCGTGCCAGGCTCCAGCCCTTTGAAATCTTGGCCGTATTTGGTTTTGGCCAAAAACGCTTTAAGCGTTCCGGTATTGGTTGACAGTTGGTACAGCCCGTAAGAGGGGCCGCCGGGGTCGCCTTTGTTATTGCCCACGGCGTTAGGGTTGCCGCCGCTTTCAAAAGTGGTGCTTACCGCGCTGCCAGGGGCGCCGGCAGCTTGCGCCGGAGATAGAGCGGCCACGGGCTTGGGTAGGCGTGGGTCGCGCTCATCACCGCCCACCAGGCGGCTGACCCATCCCGAAAACTGCCCCCAGGAGGATGCGGCGTCATCAGCGAACTCCCCGAGCTTGTCCCAGACGGTCAGCTTGCGGATGAAGTCGTATACCTTCATCATCGGCTCGCCTAGGAGCTTGCCGCCCTCGCCTCCCAGCCATGCGCCTATGACGGCGCCAATGGGGCCACCCAGCACCATCCCAAGCGAGCCACCGGCCAGCGAGCCGACGGCCCCGCTCAAATTCTCGGCTCGCGCTTTACGGCGCTCTTCATCCGTGAGGTTTGGGTCGTTTTGGATGTCGTTATCGCTCATCCATGCCGAAAGACCCGTTAGCGCCGTCCCAAGGACTGGCAGGCGCCCCAAGAACTTCAAGGCAGATTTGCCGCCGCGCCCTAGCCACCCAAGAGCCTTGGCGGCCGCTTCTGCTGCGGCAGAGGCGGGCCGGCCTACCCGTGACTTGGCCCACGCCCATGCGCCCGTTGCTGCTGCGCCTACGCGCTCGCCCATGCGGCCAAACCAGCCGCTAGCACTTTTGGCGCGCTGCCCAATCGCGCTGGGCACCCCGTAACGATCCAGCAAGCGGGGAATGGCGCCTTGCCACAAGAACCGCTTGAGCATGGCGGGCAGCCCCGCCAACAGCAGCGGCAGCATGGACAGCAGCCCGCCGGACTTTTCTTTGCCCGCCGCTTTGGCGACATCGCGCAGCCCGCGCACTTGTTGATTGGACTGGGTCTTGGCATCGCGCCGGCTCAAGCCCAGCGTCTGGGCAATGCGCTTGAGCCACCCCGTTTGTTTTTGCTCCTGAGAGCCCCCTAGCCCAGTCAGTGCCCCAATGCCTTGCATTACTGGCGTGGCCACGTTCTTGACGGAGGTGGCCAGGTTGCGCATTTCCTCGGCTGCGGCCAGCGTGGGGTCAAGCCCCGCCGTTCCGCTCAGCGCTTGATCGGCCACTTCTCCGACGGCTCCACCAGCGGCACGGATTCGCCCGACTGCCCCGCCACTGTCTTGGCCCTCGCCACCTCCTTGGAAGCGCCCATTGCCATCGCGCATCCGCTGCTCAGCTCGGTCTTCACGCCGGGCTTTTTGCTCATGCTCGGCCATGCTGGCTAGCGTGCGTGCCGTCTCTTGCGGCGCCTGGGCCGCCGCTTTGGCTGCGCTGGTTGTTTGGGGGGTGGCCGGCGCCGCAGTTGAGCGCACGAACCGCCCTCGGTCATCGCGGGGTCGCTCCAGAGCGCGCTGGGAAGCCGCTGCCGCCGCTGCTGGCGACGACGTAGCCCGGCTGGGCACGCTGGTGGGAGCTTGCCCCCGAAAAGCCTGCCGAATGGCTTTGGCAACTAGCTGAGTTTCCTTGCTTGCTAGCGCAGCAGGAACAGCCCGCGCCCGGCTTGTCACCACGGCCGCATGCTTGCGCATCATGGCCAGGATGTGGTGTGTGTCCTGCCTGACAGCGCCCAGCAGCCCCGCCATCTGCTGCTCATCACCCGCAGAGCGCAGCCCCAAGGGCGTGCCACCCGTCAAAAATCCTTGGTTGTCGCTTTGCATGTCACTTTGCCACCAGGTTTACCGGGTCAAACGTATTTGAGGGTTCGAAGGTCAAATTGACGGTTTGCAGCTGGTTTTCGCTGCGCGCGTACTCCTCTTCGCAAGACGCAGCCGACACCAAAAACTCACGCGAAAACCCGTTAAGCAACTCGCCGTCGAGCGCTTTGGGGTCTCGCTTGAGTCGGGTCACGCGGATCAGCAGTAGGTAGTCCTTTGGGTAGCCGAACGTGCCGTCAGGGTGGGCCACCTGGTCGCACTTGCCTTCAAACCACTGCTGGAGGGTGCCGTCAGCATCATCCCGAGTTGTGATGCGGATGCTGGTGCCCTGGGCTACGCCACGGCGATCGATGGCGGCGCTGCCCACGGGGATGGTTTCGCCACTCAGCGTGCGCGACCCAAAGCTCACGCTTTCGGCCAGCAACTCCAGCCGCTCGCCAGCCTGGGTGCTCAAAGCACCCTTGCCGGAGCGGGCTTCGGTGATCTCCACGCTCCACAAGTTGGCCCAGCTCAAGCTAAGGGCGCGCACCTGCTGGGTAAGTCGCTCGATCCTGCCGTAATGCACCTGGCGGATTACGCCCTTGTTTGTGAGCGCAGCAAGGCCGGGCACCGGCTTAGGCGGCAGGCCGCCACCTCGATTGAGCAAAGCGTTGGCCACCGCGCCTGCTGCGCCCATGGCTCGCACAACATCAGCCCCAATGAACGGCGCGCTCAAAGCGGCGCGGGCTTTGTCAACCCTGGAAATGGCCTGTTCGTAAGCCGACAGCACGGAGCCGCTTACCGGTGGCAGGCTCACAGCGGCTCTCCTTCGTCGCCGGCGCCGCCGGCGGTGCTGGCGGCCAAATCATTGGCGTAGGTTGTGGCCTCATCCTCATCAAGGCCAAACTGGTTTTTGAGCATCGTCAACATCCCGTCTTTGCTCAACCCCAGGTCTTTAAGCTGCGCCATCGTGGCCACCAGCATGCTGGCTGCACCAATTTGGTCACTTTTTGTTTTTGCCGCTTCCGCTTGTTGCGCGCTAATGCCGCCGGCAAATTTGACATCCCAAAAGCAGTCGTCATCAGAATATGTTTTGCTAGTGGCGTAATACCGATCTAGGCTTAACAAGTGATTCACAAAATCGGCGGCCGCCACACGGAATAAACGGCTGCGTTCAGCCGTTTGAATGCTGTTGCGCAGGAAGCCGCCCTCACCCAAACCACCAGACAACAAGTCAGAAAACCCGACCATCGTCAAATCAATTCCTAAGCCACCCGCCATTTTTTTGGCGTGGTACATAACATCATCAATCGTGATGTTTGTTGGGCTGGAGGCCTGTGCGCTATTGCTGCGCAGTTCAACCACCTGCTTTTCGTTGCTGACGGGAATGTAGTGCGTGAGTTTGCCAAACCAGTAAGTGCCTGATTCAGCCATATCCTGATAGAACTTTGCCGCCCGCTCCGAAATTGTTTGGAGCATGCCCAAAAATCGTTTTTGTTGTGCAGGCGGCGAATTCGTGAGGTTTACTGCATAGTACGTTTCATCGATTGACGCTTTGATACGCTGCGCCACCAAGCCCTTGCTTGCGCGCCGGTATGCGGTGAAGTCCTCTTCTAGGCCAGCCAGAAAAGAGCCGCCAACTTCAGCGGGCAATGCCACCAGCTTGTCTGCATCGTCTTGCAGCAAGTTTGTTTTGACGGCTTTTTCTTCCGAGCGTGGCTGCGCCACGTAGTTCATGCGCGGCATCTTCATGCGCGCGATTTGCGCAATGTTCATGCGCTCTTGCTGCTTTGGCCCGGTGGCCACCATGTAGGCCACGGTTTTCCCGGCGCGCTCGTAAGCCTGAATCAGCGGCGGCAACACCACATCCCCCGTGACCAGCGACACCAACCCCACCCCCGCTTTGCCGTAGGGCCGGCAATAGCCGTCACCGTAAGCCACCGCGTTGTAGCCTACCGTGGGTAGAGCTTTGTCGAGCATGGCGCCTAAGCGGCGCTGCATGTCTTGGCACTGCTTTTTTTGATCCGCCGTGGCGCCGGGCTTGGCCTCGATAAATATCAGCTGCCCTTTTGCTTCATGGCCTCCGAGGGCCGCCGTGACGTGGATGTGTAGGGCTTGGCTCACCAGGCCGTCCCCGAGCATGTCGGTGTAGCCCTGGTAGATGATTTGGCGCATGCGGCCCACCGAATTCGGTGTACCCATGAGGATTTGGGAACTGATGCCGTCAGCTCCCGAGTACCAATCAACGCCATCGGCTCCGGCATTGGCGCCAAAAGCCATTACCGGTTGTTGTGCCACGGGCGCCCCGCCAAGCCGTTTTACCCAGCCCATCATGGCGTCCGCAGCACGGGAAATTGCCCCGCTTTGCCCTTCCTGCATCATTGGGGCAACGAGCGCGCGAGCGGCTTGGACTTGTGATTTTTCGGTGGAAGGCATGCCGCGCAATGTGGCAGCACATCACTTATGCGCTCCCCCGCATTACCGTGAGAGTGCCGCCTTACGCTGTGCACTTAAGCCGTGGGCAAGCTCAGCTCGGGGCCTTTGATCGCCGCAATCACGTTTTGAGCGTGAGCGGCATCGCTGACGACGATGACAGACTGATTGCCGCTCGCGTCTTGCAAAGTCACAACGCCAGCCCCGGCGTCATACCAAGCTGAGCACACCAGGGCGGGATCGACGTATTTCTCGCCATCACAGATCACATACATACAAATCTCCTATAAATAAGGGTGGGGTGGAGGTAGGGAAGGTTAGGTTGGATAAGCGGTCACTTGCATTTGGTAAGACCGCACGCCCCCGCTGTAATTTGCGATTGACACTTGCACGTAGCGACCCTGCGTCATCAGTAAAGCAACGCATGCAGTTGTTTGGCCAACTGTGACGGATGCAATGCCCGTCGTTGTGACTGCTGCCAGGTAAGTAGTGCGCATATTGCGCACCTCGTTTTCGCTTAAAAACGTCGAAAACGATACTGATCCAGCTCCATCCCCACTTACGGATAACAACCAACTACGGTACTGATCCCAATCGTCGCCAAGATCAATAATATAGCCACGCGAGCTTGAGTTATTTACATTTTCTGGCGGATCGTAAAAACCAACAAACCCAGGCTTGCCGTTCGATCGAGGTGCGTTGTAAGGCGCAATTGCTGGGTTGAACACAAGCACAGGCGGGCGTTTGCGAATCCCATCAAATTGCGCCTGTGTTACTGGAATCCATTGGCCACCAGCTTTAACCATAATGCCTACGGACATACTTTGTGCCTCACTAGGGTTGCAATGAGGCATCATGTAACGCCTGGGCGCACACGTTTGCGATCGTTACCGAGGGCCGATCTTGGACTCCATGTCCAAGTCAACCAGCCTGTATGCGTCGCCTCCTGCCTCATCCAAATCAAAAACACGGGTGCCTGCCGACCAAGTTTGGCGGTAAAGCTCCTTGAAAATTTCGGCCTTGACGATGATGGCGTCATCGTCGATGCCGGTGTAGGCGGCAGACAGGGCCGGCGCATCATCGTCGCCGATGACGTGGCCACTGCGCGCCAGCACTGCCTTGAGTGCCCACCAGTAGGGGCCAAACTCCAAATACAGCTCGGGGTGGTTTTGCATGCGGCGCGCCAACACGCCGGCCGCAAATCCACCAAAGTCGCTTTGCCCTTGGGTTTCAAGAAGGCTGGCCTTTTTGCGTGCCAGCTCTTCAGCGGCCACGTCATCGCCAATCAGGTATCGGGTGAAGTTCATGGGTTTTCACATCTTGTGGTCAAAGCTAGCGGCCCCAGGCCGCCAGCGCGGCGTCAATTCTTGGCAACAGCCAGCGGTGGGCTGACCTTCATGGTCAGGGATCGCGCAGCCCGTGGGTAGGCTGCGATCAAGCGCTTCCACACCCGAAGCGGTACCTCCCAAGCGTTCAGCTCTCTCTTCCACTTGGCGACATCGCCTGCGGCTTTAGCTGACGCCTTGATTTGATCTTTCCACGTAAAGGTCTCGCCGCCAATCAGCACCAGGTCGTTGTCGCCTGGCTCGCGCTGTTTCGTGGCTGGCGCCACGCCTGCCGCTTCGGTGGCCTTTGGGGCCTCCAGCGCTTTGATGGCATTGGCATAAATCGCAACGCTGCCTGGGGATGCAATTTGCAGCAGACTTGCCGCACCCCCCTGACTGTAGTCCGGATCAGTTGTGAGGTCATACCCAGCAAATGCCTGCTGCACCCACTGATCCAAAGCTTGATCTATTTCTTGCTGCGTGCTCAGATCTTTGAGGCTGTCTTCTAGCCGGGCACCTTGATGCGTGGCAAGAAGAACAGCCCTACTAGGCCAGGTGTGGCGATCCACCACAGCCTTGGCATCGCTCCACGTCAATTTCAGGCCACGGGCCGCCGCAAACGCCAACATGCTGCTGAGTGAAATGCTGTATTGCATGCGCCCAGCTGGCCGGCGCAGCACGCCGGCGCTGGCCGGCGCGGTGAACATCACGCCGGCGCCGTAGTCGCCATCGCGCACGTCCGACACGATGGCGGCCTGCTGCTCCACGATAGCGCGCACCACCCGCGTGCCCTCCACAGCCTTGGCTGGATCAATCACATCGGGGAAGAGCGGGGATGGCAGCATGTAGTCGCGCAAGGTGTAGCGCAAGGCCACCGGCTTGGCGCAGCGCTCCCCCACCTCGGGCAACAGGGCGCTATAGAGATCGGGCTGGTGCTCAGGCTTGACGGCGGAAAGCCGTTCCTCCACCTGCGCCGCAGTGCTCAGGCAGGCGTCGTAGCCAGGCATGCCGGGCAACACCAACTCGCCGCCGCCGCTCATGGCGTCGGCCACCGACACGGTAATTGGCGCCCCTTGCTCCAGCACCCAGCCCACGGCCACCAGCGCATCGCCGCGCGTGGATTTGCGCACAAGGTAAAGCGGATTGCCGTCCTTGCGGATGAAGGCGCCGGTACACACCGGCTTGCCATCCACCATAGCAGCCTCGCCGGTTTCCAGCTTGTCGGCCAGCACCGCCGGCATGCCCCCGGCTTCGCTCGCCAAGCGCTTGAAGTTGACCTTGGACTCCTCCACCATGCTGCGCGCCAAGTCCACCTCGGACTGCCAGTCTTGCTGGAGGATCGAGCCGTCGCTCACTTCAATGGCGAACATCGGGTAAGTCGCCCCCGTCAGGCTCTTAAACATCTCTTCTTCGAGCTTTTCGCCGCGCTTGAGTGAGCGCTGCACCTCCTGGGTGACTTGCGCCAGCGTGACCACTTGGCCGTCATCCCTGCCGCCGTTTTTGCGCTTGATCGTGCCGGAGGTCTCAAGGTCGCGCTTCAGGCCGATCAAGCGGGCATCGATGTCGGCCTTGGTGGCTTGGTTGCGCAGCACCGACGAAGCGCTGGCCCTGGGGTTGTTGATGCGCTCTTGCAGAAGGCTCGACTGCGCCAACAACACCGCACAAGCGCAGGCCTTGCGGGCATACCAATGAGCCGGCGTGGCGTTGCCAGCCAGAAACGCCAGTTGCTTGGCTGCCGTGGCCAGGTTGACGGCTTGCTTGTTGCGCGTGCCCACGGCGCGCTTTTGCTCCTCCAGAGCGGTGGCCCGCTGCTGCATTTTGGTCATGGCGTCAGCGTCGCCCACCGAATCAATCAGGGCCTCCAACTGCTCGCGGGTCAGACCTGACTGAATGGCCACGTTGTCGCTGCCATCCTTGGCCATCAGGCTGTCGATCCAGCCGGCCTTGTTGCTCACCAGTTGGCGCTTGTAGCTGTCGAAGGTGCCGTCCGCGTCGTAGTGGTAGACGCGCACCATCTCGGTTTCGTTGCCCTGGCGCACGCCCCGGCCGTCGCGCTGGGTCAGGCTGTCGGGCGTCCAGCCGGTGGTGAGGTGGTGAATGGCCTGCGTGCCCTTTTGCAGGTTCAGCCCCACCTCGCCCTTCTCGTTCATGATGACCACGCGGTACTTATTGCCTTCCCCGTCCGCGTTGAATCCATCCTGCACCGCCAGGATTTCCTCGGGCTTGCCATTTACCTTGCCGGTGATGATGGCGATGGCCCCGGTCGGCACCCCGCAGCGCTTGATAAGCAAACGCCGGAGCTTGTTGTGGATGGCTAGGGTGTCGCAGAAGATGAGCTGGCGCACGCGCTGGGTTCGCTGCCCATTGATGACCCCGCGCGGGTGAGCCTCCTCGTTTTGAAAGTTCTCCAGCAGCGCCGCCAGCTTTGGTGGCACGCTCACATCCAAATCCACGCCAGCCTTCTCCGCCATGGTCTCGAAGGCGGTCTGGGTCTGGGCGTCCATGCTGTCCAAGCACAGCCGCCCGTCATCCAACACCCGCGCCAAAGCTTTGATCCTTACCAGCGTCACATCGCTGTCGCCATCGCGGATGGTTTTGGTGCCCACCACGGCGCCGGCCAGCGTCATTGGCCCAGGGCGCGAGCGCTCTTCCACCGGCGCCTTGGTCTCCCAGCGTGCCACCAGGTCGGCCACCTGCACCTGCTGGACGGCGGAAACCCGGTAGAACGTGGCCCGGTCGTCTAGCTCCGGGTCGGCAATCAGCGCCGCCATCTTGTTGATGAGGTTGAACGGGTGGCCAATCAGCTCCATCGGCTCGCCGAACTTTTCGGCCACGCGGTCATAGGCATCCTTGCTGCCGCCCACGGTTTTCTTTTCCATCAAGGTATCGATGGCAAAGCGGAAAGCGCCCTTGTAGTCTTGCAGGGTGGCTTTCACGCTTTCGGGCAAGTCCACGGCCACCGACGCCCGCCCCGCATCGGGCGCGACGATTTGCTCGCCCACTTCCTCGGCCGTCTTAATGGTGCAGCTCTGCTGAATGATGCGACGCAAAGCCTTGGCGTTGTTCAGCCCGACGAACACGTCATAGGACTTGATCTGCCCGTCGAGCGTTTCCTCGTCGCGGTTTTCCATCGCGCAGGTCAGCTCCATGAACTGGTCGGAGCCTTCCACCATCATCAAGTCGTTCACCCGCTGGTCACCCATCGTCAGCGAGAGCATGGAGTACACCTCCAGCGGGCTGTTGGTGATTGGGGTGGCTGAGAGGCCCATCACGCCATCGTTGCGCACGTTGCCCTTGCGCACGAACCAGGCCTTAGCCTGGGCATCCAAGCCACGGCCCGAGGGGTCAGCCAGGCTCAGGAACTTGCCGCCCTTGAAGTCGTTGACCTTGCGGCTGTTCTTGAAAGCGTGCGCCTCATCGATGACCAGGGAATCAATGCCTAGGTCTTCGAAGAACGGCGCGGCCGCGCTCTTGGTCTTGTCCTGGGTAAGCTGGAAGATCAGGGCTTCGCGCAGGCTCTTGGCGCGCTCGTTGTCCTTGTTCTTGTCGGACTCGGCATAAGCCTTGTCCACTTTGGCCAGGTGCTTGTCGTACTCGGCGGCCGTGGCGTCCTTAAGACGTAGGCGCTGGAAAGCCTCGAAGGTTAGGAAAATCTTGCTGTGGCGGTTCTCCAGGATGCGGTTCAGGTCGCGGTCGTAGTCTGAAGAGCTGACGCTGAATGAGCCGTCGGCTTTCACGGTCAAGCCCACAAACAGACAGTCCTCCGTGGAGGCGTAGACCTTGGCTGCCTCCTTGCGCCAGTTGGAAAGCACCGAGTTCGGCACCACGAACGCGGTTTTCTTCTTCGTGCCGATGGCCTGGGCGTACTGCACCGCCACCAGGGAGGTGCTTGTCTTGCCTAAGCCCACGCCAAAGCCGTTGATGCCGCTGAACTCGCGTGCGGTCTTGCGCACGTAGGCGCACTGGAACCCTTTTACGCCCCAATCGGGATTGAGGCCGGGCACAGCCAGGGGGCTTTCGTCGTCAGCTTGCTCGAAGTAGAGCCGCTCGGGATCGTTGGCCAAGGCTTCGAGCTTGCCCATCACCACCGGGTTGGCGCGCACCCAGCCGCCGAAAGCCTGCTCCGCCTCGTTAATCATGCGGCGCAGCTCTTCAAGCGCCTTCTTGTTGTCGCTGAACTCCGCCCCGCGCAGCGAGACCGTGCGCTTGCGCATGTACTCGCCCAAACGCTTGAGCAACTTTTCATGCTCGTTCTTGGGCGTCTTGATGTCGCAGGCGATGTAGGGCGTGCCGTCCTGCTCGTCGTAGGCCACAACAAAGCGTGGATCGATGAAGCGCCGGACGAACTCGGCCTTTTGCTCCAGCGGCACCAAAGGCGATGCCAGGTTGAAGCTCATACTGGCGGGATCAAGCCGGCTCACACGCTGCTCGGCCACCAGCTTCTGGCGCACCAGCTTGTCGCGCACCGCATCGCTCTTGGCGGCGGCGATGTCGCCATCGATGCGCCGCGAGAAGTCGCCGTAGTTGCCCACGTAGTAGTCAGCCGCCCGGCACACGCTGGCGCCGTCGCTGGAAACGCACCAGTCGTCGCTGGCATGCGGGTTGAATGCCTCGCCCAGCACGCCCTTGGCGTCGCCCAGACTCACCCAGGCGCTGCCGCCTCCGGCGTTGTAGCGCAGAGCCTCAAAGCGTTGATCCGGTGTGCGCTCGTCGGGCTTGTCCTGGGGCAGCACATCCCCGCGCCACACAGCAGAGTAGCCGCCGGCACGGGTGTAGTGGATGCCAATCTTGGCCATGGCGGTCTTCAGCCGGCGATTGAACGTGGCAGGCACCTCGCGCGCGGCGCCGGCGTAGCGCTTCATCGCCTCCGACAGCTCTGGGTACTCCTCAAGGTAGTTCACCGGCCCGTCCTCAGCTTGGGCTTCGTGCATCACGTCGTCCATCGCCAAGCCCACGGCCGCCGCACTCCAAAGCCCATCTTGCTGCGCCGCCGGCGCACCGGCCACGCTACTCAAGGTCGAGCGCAGCCAGCCGGGCGCATCAAAGCCCCGGCCGCTGGCCTGCATTTGCTCCAGCACCTGGGCAGCAGCCGGGTACTCCACCTTGGCCAACACCGCCCGCAGCGGCGTGGATAGCGTGCCCAGCACCTCCTCGAAACGCGCGCTTTGATCCGATTCGCTGGGTAGTGCCACCCATGCGCCGCCCTTCATCACCAGGGTTTGCCCTGCGTGGCGCACTGTGTCGCCCTCGTTGTAAATGATGGGCTGGGTTTCGGTCGCATCCAGCAGCGCCCACTCCACCCGGCTGGGCGGGAACTTGCGCAACAGCTTGGCAATGTCGGCCACGCTGCCGGTGTTGATGACGCGATCCACGTCGCGCAGCTTGTTAGGGTCTTTGGCGACAAACTCGCCCAGCACATGCTTGGCACCCTCAGACGTCTTGAAGTAGTTGCCGCCGATGAACTCATCCCACAGCACCTTGGCCTGGGTCAGCACGCCAGGGTTTTGCTCGCGCAGCTCGGCCACCTTGTCCAGCACCTCGCGGCTGTACTTGCGCAGCACGATCACGTCGGTGATGGTGTCCGCCTGGGCTGTGCCAAACACGCTGTTAGGCAGGCGGTAGGCGCCCACGAACTCAGCCATGTAGCTCAGCCGCTGCCGCAGGCTTTCTTCTTTGCCGTCCTTGCCAGAGACGCAACGCGGCGGCGTGATGAACGCCGCCAGGCCACCTGGGCGCAGCTTCTCCAAGCTGCGCAGGACGAAGTAGTTTTGGATCGGCTCGCGGCGGTACTTGGTGTCCTTGAGCTGGTTGCCGCCCCGGTCAGCCACCTCGCCGAACGGCACGTTGGTGACTACCGCGTCATAGACCTCGTCCGGGGTGGCCGCCGCCACCGCTTCGAAGGCGCTTACCGTGGTTGCGTAGCCCGGCCCGTTGTTCACCAGCGCGTTGATGCGCCCGCTGGTGGCGTTCAGCTCCACCGCGTCCACGGCGGCATTGGCCGGCGCGGTGGCGCCAAAAACCCCCACGCCAGCCGCAGGATCAAGCACGCGCCCACCGGCAAAGCCAAGCTCGCCCAGCAAGTCCCACACGCCCGATGCCACGGGCTTGGGCGTGTAGTACTCGTAAGCGCTGCCCTTCTTGCCGTCCGCACCCTCCAAGTTGCCACCGGTACCGCTGTACTTGGCCAGAATGGCTTTCTGGGCGCCATCCAAGGCTGACGGGTTGACCTCGCCGGCATCTATCTGGCGCAGCAAGGCCAAGGCGGCCGTGTTGTCGCGCTTGCGCTGAGCCAGCTTGCGGCTGGGGTCAAACTCGTAGAGGTGGCCTTGGGGTGTGCGCACCGCCGGCGCGGGGCTGTCTGGGGTCGGGTCGGCCACCTGCGCCGGTGGCGGCGCCTCAGCACCGGCCGCCTTAGCTTGGCCAAGTAGCAGCGTGCGCAGCTCAGCCAGCCGGCGCCCCAGCGTAAGGCGCTCCCTCAAGCTGGGTTTAGCGGCCAAACTTTGGCGAACGCTGGCCAGTTCTTTGCCAAGCCGAATGCGCTGTAAGAGCGGGAGTTTGACGGCCGCAACGGCGGCATCCACTTTGTCAAACAGGGTACGACGACGGGCCAGCAATGCGGCGTAAACAGTGCTCATGATGGCGCTCGAATTAAAAAGCAGTCATTGCCCTTGGTGCGAATCTCGGTCGGAAGGCCAAGCCTCCCGACACAGGTTCACTTTTGCGCCGTACTGCGCAGCCAGATCAACGCCTTTTGCTGCCAATCCTCCGCCGCCCGCAACCAAACTTGCACCCTCTGCAAGTAGGCGTCCGCAGGTTGCGAGCTGTGTGCGGCAATCGGCGCCGGCAGGGCCGGGATATGCGGCGGGGCCGGACAATCCAGCGGCGCCGTCTGCAATGCGGGCTGAGAGCTGGCGCAAGCGCTCAGTAGCACGCACAACATCATCGCGGGCCAATTGGCCTTGTTGCGCAACGTGCAAATACGATTCCAGTGCGGCATTTGCGCGCTCCTTCAGATTGCGCTCGGTGGCGCGGTAGCGGACACCAAGACCGACTAGCTGCTTGGCGTTTTGGGCGTTTTCGGTAGCCCACTGCTCTTTGGTTTGCGTGTGCGCAGTGGTTTCGGCGGCAAGGCGCAGGGTTTGCATGCCAGCCAAGGTCAGCAACACAAGAATGGGTAAAAAGCGAGTCAGGCCCATAGCGGTATTGATAAGCATGAAGTGATGTGGCGGTGAAGAATATTGGTTTGCGCCGGCTATCGCATTTCGTTTAGTTCAGCCAACCGCTTGTTTAAGGCAATTCTTTCCCTGAGTCCAACAGTCGGGCTGGCCAATTTCTCTTTTATTTGTGAAATTTCACTTTTGTCCGGCAAGTTAACTTGCTTTTTTGTTTTTTCAATTAATTTTCCGTCGCTTACTGAAAATTCGGTAAATATATTTCTTGGGTTGCTTTTTGATAAAAGAGGAAGATTGTTTGCCCGCGAATAGGTTATATAGCCTGATGTTAGCGAAGCAACCTTTTTTTCTGCTGGTGTCTCTGCTTTTTTAAAGTAGATTTTTAGTTTTTTTGCAGCGGGATTTGCCACATTGTTCAAAACACTTGACTCAAATAAATCGCTTAATTTTTCATCTTCAAAAATATCATCCTCAGTGAAGTTGTTGCCCCTAATTTCCCCGCCGGAGTAAGTTGAAATAACAAAATCACACACGCGACCCACAGCGTCGCCAGGATCAAATAATTTGGCGTACTTGGCTTTGATCCCGGAAACCGAATCAATGCCCTCTTCTTCTAGAGATACCAAAGAGTCGGCCACTTGATTTTTTATCTCCAAAATCGCCTGCGAGGAAATTGATCCGCAAAAATTAACCCAATCCTCGCAATTAAGAAAGCTCTCTGCAAAACTTGCATTGTGATAATCACGCAAGGCAAGGTGAAATTTGAGGCGTCCGTTTTTGAATGTATATTTTCCCTTAACAATCGCCTCTGCCGCAATTTTTTCTTTTTGTGAATTTTGCCCCAAGTAAGCATTTATTTTCTCAAGAACTTCCGCGCCCACCTCCATCCCCGCCTTGTGCTTAAAGTAATCGCTTGCAGATACCCCCATCTTTTTTAACTCTTCCGGGTTTGGATCGGATGTCGGGAGCGTCCTTGCAACAATGTCGGTAAGCCAATCCATATAATCGCTAAAGCTTTTTCTTTTGGCTGAATCAAAAGCAAAGCGGGGCAAGCCAGAAAAAAGAATGGCAATGATTTCATTTCTTTCCAGGCGCTGTAGCGGCGAAAGCGCATCAACATCCCGGTAACGCTCCAGCTCTTTTTTCCAATCGTATGACATGGCTTTCCCCAAAAATCAAATGCCGGCCGTAGCAGCCAAATTACCCTTTTCCAAGGCATCTACGGCAGCCGTGACGGCCGATTCGATTTCGGAATCCTCGGGGTAGTCAGTCAAAGCGGCCTCAATCACGCCGTACAGCTCCGGGCTGAGCATGTCCGGGTGCTGGCCGCTGGCAATTTGGGCCAAGGTGGCCAAAGTGGCGGTGCGCTCAGCGGCGCGGTTCACGGCGCCACTGTTGCCGGCTGGGTTG